ATTTCACCAAATGAGATGACATTTTTGAAACGTTCATTCCGCTTTGAGCCTGCACTGAGCAAAATAGTGGGACCTTTAGAAGTGGATTCTTTGATGAAAAATATGCACTTGAGAAGGGTGGGTTCTGTTTTGAGTGAGGATCAACATGTCATGTCTAAAATTCGTGAAACTCAAGAGGGTTTCTTCTTTCATGGAAGAGAGAAATTTGATGAGTGGACTGAACGTTTGACATCATACGTAGCTGAGTTGGGATTGGAAATACATCTCATGTTACGCCCATTCTGCACATGGGACGAGTTAGTAGAGCGCTATAGGTTGAGTGAAATACGAATTCGTAAATGGCAGAAACATGTGGAAACTGGAAGTGCTGTACTTCAGTGTTTCACACACAATGTTTGTCACAAGTGCGGCAAGTTTGCCTGTATTCTCGATGATATCCATACTCGTGTTTGTGAGCGATGTGGATTTTGTAGATTCGAGGATTGGGACTTAGCTTGTTTCAATTGTGATGAAAATGATATATGTACGAAATGTTTGCGTAAGATGTCATGGTTTGACGATCAAATGTTATGTGCAAATCGCGAGTGTACGTGGTATATGTTGGATGATGGTCAATTAACTGCTAAGTCGATTGAACTTTTTTCAGGATGTAGACCACGTGTACGAAGAGCCAATGCTTAGGCTAGTAAGCATTAGGCGTGGGTACTATGTCTATAAGCCAAAAAGCCCACTATAGTGTGATCTTGTTTCTCTATTGGTTAAAGGGGAAATATTGCTGCTATAGTGACCCTCGGGTTTGAACCAGAACCTATTCGCATACCTTGATCCAGGTTGCGAATTGAATAATCGGATTGCCAGTACGAACGAAAGTAGCGCTGTGGGCGCTGAAACAACCACAATGGACCTCCATCCTCGTGAGGTTCCGGTCGACAAAGAACAAACTGTCTCATTTGTTGATGCGAATATGGGTGAGGAAATTCGTTTTCCTTCACCTAACGAGGAAACTCTTGGTTCATGCGATAGATTGGACACGCAGCTTGGGGATTTCCTCAAGCGTCCAGTCTTGATCAGAACTGAGGATTGGACTGAAAGTTCACCCTTCAATGGGAGCTCTTTCGATCCTTGGACTTTGTTCTTCAACACTACTAGTGTGAAAAATAAGATCCAGAATTTTGCATATTTTCGAGGTAATTTGCACATTAAGATCGTAGTGAATGCGTCTCCATTTTACTACGGGGCTACATGTGTGAATTACACACCTTTGGATACGTTGACGCTGCCTTATGCTATTGCATCAACTTTTACCGGGTGCGGTTCACCTGAGATTCCTTTCTCACAGCGGCCACACATTTGGATTTATCCACAGACGAGTACAGGCGGGGAAATGGTTCTTCCCTTCATCTGGGCTCGAAATTATGTAAACTTGACGACTGCAGCTGATGTTGCACAGTTGGGTAGATTACGTTTCTTGACGTTTTCAGACCTTGCAAGCGCAAACGGCGCAACCACAAATGGTTGTACTATTCAGATCTATGCGTGGGCTGAAAATGCTACGTTGTTTGCTCCGACAGTGAAAGCTGCTCTTCAAGCGAAATCAGAGTATGAGACTAATGGACTCATTTCTGCGCCTGCTACAGCATTAGCAAACGTTAGTTCTTACTTTGAAAATGTCCCTGTGATAGGTAAATGGGCTAAAGCAACGACCT